TATTTTTGCAAAGGCAAAGATACATGATTCTGTTAATCCCCATTTCGTTAATATAGAGATATACCAAAAAGCCTATGCATCTGTACAACCCATTCTTGATGATTGTATAGATAGAATACTTGGAGAAAAGAAATGATTAGAGAGGTAGAGCAGATAAAAATGCGTAAGGACATAAAGTATCTTTTAGATAGCTATGGCTTTTCTGTAATGAGTCTTGCTGAATCTCTAGGAATTGCTTCAAATAGCCTTAGTGATTTTATTAGTGGCACTACTATGAGAAGCCCTAACTTTGATAAGTCCTATGTTGGCTTAGAGGAATTAAAAAAACAGATTAAACAAGCAGAGGAGTATCAACCTAATGAATGAACTGATAGAAGAGATCATAGCTGAGATCAAAAGAGATATTGATCTAGATAATATGATGGCCCTCAGAGATATGCTAACCCTGCTGTTAGAGAATGGAGAGAACAAACATATACTGACTCGCTACCTATCTGAGTTTCCAGAACTACGAGAAGAGTACAAGGACAAGACATGAATGACCCAGTAAATCCAAATCATTATAAAGATGGCGACATAGAATGTATTGATGCAATAGAAGCCAGTATGACTCCAGAAGCTTTCAAAGGTTACTGTAAAGGTAACATATTAAAGTACATGTGGCGGTATGAAAAGAAAGATGATCTAGAAGGCCTACTTAAAGCGGGTTGGTACCACAATAGACTAGTAGAAACCATTATAAAACACAAAAAGCAATAGAAACTAATTAGTCTTTATGAAGATTAATAAAATACTCGGCCTCTACAACAGCTAGAGTCTTAGACCTATTCCTTTTAATAATAACTAACGGTTGATGCACTCCGCAGTTTGCAGATGCTTGATCATAAGCCTTCCATATATTTAAAGCTTCCTGGTTCTTACACTCAATAGAGTAAGGAAAAGCATCTCTCGCTTCTTTAGAGAGAATAACATCTTCTCCACCAGCTCCCATAGATGTTGATTTAACATTCTCTGGGTGTATGTCTAATAATTCTATAAGTTTGTCTCTAACCCATTGTTGGAGTTTACGACCTTTTTGTTTTGCTGACTGTGGTTTCATTTCTTTTCTACTGGTTGATGATATACCATTACTAAGGCATCACATTTGGGACAAGATAGATTAGTTACAATTTCATAATCCTCATTGCCATAATCTTCTCCTGTATGATCGCCGCCCCAGATAAGTTTTTCTTTACAAGACCAACAATTCATAATATCTCCTAAAAGGTGCTAGGTTGGGATGTGAGGTGTATTTTTATGGAGTACATTTCACCCTGAAGACCCCTAGCGGAGCCTATTATTCTATAAAGACGGCTTAGAAGATTCTCCGCTATCTTCTTGGGCCATGCTTGGTGGTACATCAGCTTTCTTCAGAGGAGCTATGCCATCACCTTTAGGAGTTCTAAACGCCACAACTTCGTTAGATGTATCTCTATATGCAGGGTTATCGTTCTCACTATTATCTTTTTCAGAAATAGTACAGACCATTACTTTACCCTCTAACTTAGTCGCATCTTCTGGTGGTGTTTGAAGACCACAAGCAGTTAACAAACCTTTAAAGTCTGAAGCTGCATAGCCTCTAACCGACTCTTGTTTCTCGCTGTCGTCATTCGTGTACCAAAGACTAAAGTATTTTCTAATCATCCAACCATTAAATTTAGGTTCGTTATGAACCTTAACTACTAGCTTGATGCTCTTGTTACCAGCAGCAGATACGTGTGGTACGCATTCACTAATAATACAATTATAATCACCTTTCGGTATAAAAGAGGATGATTCCTCTCGCTCAGATTCTACGTTTGTAAAATCAATTCCATCAAAGTCAGACATTAGCTTCTCCTTTAAATCCTAACTTGTTAATAATATGCGTCAAGTTAGGTTCCTCAAGGGTATCTAACTTTCCACTCCTGTCCTTAGCGATATAATTAGCGCCAAGATTTGTTTGCAACCAACGTTCGGTTGACTTCTTTCCCTTATCATCTTCAACATCAAATGTTCTTAAACATAAGACTTCATCAAAGAAATAAGGAATTTGTGTAGGCAGTTTAGTACCAACCATCATTGGCTGATAGTGCAACGAACCTGTTGCGTCATCTCGTACTTCTTGCTGTTTAGCAATAAACACAACATGAATAGGTAAGTCTCTAAATCTACGCATAGTTTTAGTCATTATCTGAATAACTTCTCCGTACGCTTTTCTAGGGTCTTTACTTTTCTTTAACTCATTTGCTAAAACAATCTCTGACATTTCTGTCACGCTGTCTAAACAAACAGTATCGTAGTCTAACGTGCCACTTTCTAGTAGCTGTGCAATCTCTTCTATCTCAGCAGCTTCTTTGACTTCAATAGCAGTCACATTAGTAGCGTCCTTAATAGATAGAAGTCCAGCTTCCATACTAACAACAAGAGTTTTTCCTGGAACAGTCTGACAAAGAGATGTTTTACCAACTCCTGAAACACCGTAAACCAAGAGTTTAGCGCCCTGCAATTCGACTAAATCACTGGGACTTTTTATACGACTTATAATATCGCTCATTTTACTTTCTCCTAAAGATAAAATATTAGTATACAGAACAAATTTTCGTCTGTATACTTTTAGTTCAAAATAAATTTATTACAAAAAGAACAATGAGTGAAGTCAATAAGAATCAATGGAAAGTAAATTATCTATACAGGCTCAAGGAGTTGTGCAATAAAGAATTAGAACCTTTGTACAATAACAAACTAGAACCAGAATACAAGGAGAGAGAAGTGAAACGTATAAGTTTAAAAGATTATATAGCCTATATAGGCAACGCGGGAGCAGCAAAATTATTTGAATGCTCAGAATCAACAGCATCATCTTGGAGATATGGAAGGCGTCAACCTTCTATAAAACAGGCTAAGAAGATTATCAAAGCAGCAGATGGCAAGCTAGACTTTGAATCTATCTATGGATCACTTGAAACTACATTTGAAGAATAACAGAAGTGTTCAACGTCAAAGCAACAGCAGAAGACTCTGCGTTGGATTTAGCGCTTGCCTATGCAGAATCAGGCTTTAGTGTAGTTCCACTCCTTCGTCACAACAAAGTTCCGCCTAGAGAACTTGGTAGTTGGCAGAGATTTAAGAACGAACAACCAACAACAGAAGAAATAACAAGATGGTTTAAAGGTCGTGACGATTTAGTCGTAGCCTTGGTAACTGGTAAGTTCCTTGTTATAGATGCAGATACCCCAGAGGCAGTTATATGGGCTGCTAATAATTTACCTGTTACCCCTCTAAAGGTAGCTACTGGTAAAGGTATGCACTATTACTATAACAATCCAGAAAATTTTACAACTTATGTCGCTCGAAGGGTCGCAGATTATGACCCAGACAAGCTTATTGATATAAGGGGCGTCGGTGGTTTGATTATTGCACCCTACAATATTCATGCTACTGGCGTCATTTATGAACCTCAGACAATACCAGATTGGAAGCTACACGATACAGGTGATCTACCAGATTTCACCCGTGCAGATTGGATTAAGGTAACAGGCGCAGACAAGATAAATGGCCAACCTATATCAACACCTCTATCTCTTGAAGCAGCAGCAGAGGGAAGTCGTAACGACACCGCAGCTAGGTTAGCAGGCTATTTGATTGCCAAAGGATTAAACGTAGACTTTGCGCAGTTCTTTTTACAGTCTTGGAATAGAAGTAACAAACCACCTTTATCTGACTCAGAGATAGCTACAACAGTTAACTCTATTATGAAGACGCATGAGCGTAAGAACCAAGCTGCCCCAGCCTATACTTCTAAGAATAGAGTTATAAAGCAACCAGCTAATCTATATTCTCCTCCAGGTATTCTTAAAGATATCTACGAATACTCAGAGAAGATAGCTCAGATACCTCAGCCAGCACTTAGCTTGCAATCAGCTTTAGGACTAGGTTCTGTTGTTGCAGGTCGTATGTATAAATCAGATATGAATAACTTTTCATCTTTATATTTTATGTGTATCGCTAAATCTGGACAGGGTAAAGAGAATACCAAGACTGTCATTGAATCTATCTTAGATGCTTCTGGCCATGTCGATCTTCTAGCTGGAGATGGTTATACATCAAGTGGTGCTGTCTATAGTTTGCTACGTCATAAACCAACGCATATCACTGTAATGGATGAGTTTGGTAAAAGATTAGAGAGTATAGCTAAGTCATCTAACTCTAATAAAGAAGACGCCCTGCAGGTTCTCATGGAAGCATGGGGTCGTTGTCATGGCACTATCAGACCAGATAACTATTCGCTTATGAATATGTCTAGCAAACAACAGCAAGAAGCTATGGATAGATCAACCATTAAGCCATCAATAACACTAATGGGTATGAGTGTGCCAAAGAACTTTTACGGCGCTTTATCTACAGGAAGAATTGTAGACGGCTTTTTAAATAGGTTTTTAGTTGTTGAGTCTAAGCTCCCAAGAGTTGTTGGTAAGATGGTTCCGTTTATTGAGCCACCTCATAATGTATGTGAGTGGGTTAGAAAGATGAGAGAGACTAACAATGAAATGGAAGAGCTTGCTAAGAACAATTCAGAGATGGACTTTAAACAGCGCGTACTTACTTTTGATAATGAAAGTAAAGAGTTACTAACTACACTTGCTTACAAACTAATAGAAGAACAAGACATATTAGAGAAGGATGGCTTAGAGGTACTACTGTCTAGAACTAGAGAGAAGTCTATGAGACTGGCTTTGATCTGTGCTTTAGCTGACGACCCTAAGACTACTATTATTAGAGGCGATATAACTAAGTGGGCTATTGATTATGTGTATTACTACGACCAATTACTTGTAGATAACTGTGAAGATAAGGTTGCTGGTTCTGAGACAGAAGGCAAGATCAAACAGGTACTAAGCTTTATTAGGTCTCAAGGTGATATAGGTATTAGTAAGCGTGATATAGATAGACGTGAAATATTTAGAAGTATGAAGTCATACGAGGTTAAAGAGATCATAGAGAGACTTAAGAACTCTGGAGAAATCCAAGAGAAAGATGTTAAGTTAAAAACTACAGGTAGACCAACTAAACGTATTGTTGCAATCGACCCAGAGTTCTTTGAGGACTAAGCTAGTCCTTGAAGGTTTTGATCTATTTGATTACGTCTGTCAAATATCTCTTCGTTAGCTGGATTTCCACCTAACAAACTTCTGCTCATAGGTGCTTGATTTTGAGCGCCAAGATTAGCAGAGGTAACTTCTGGTAACTCTAAAGGTGTCATAGCAATAGGTGCTTTAGGATCAATAAGTTTATTTTCATATTGTCTTTGTAAATATTGATTACTTTCTCTAGTATTTTCTGCAGGTATCTGAATACCAATTGATCTTCTTATAGGTTGTCCTGCTCTAAATCCAGTAATACTATCTTCAAAGTTTAGTCCTCTGTAGTAACCCATTTTTTCAAGTATCTCTGGCATTTCTTTAATTATTTGTTGATTTGCAATATCTCCAGTCAACCATCTTAAAAATCTTTTACTTCCCAAAGCAAACGCTAAAAATCTTAAACCACTAAATTTCCCCATCATTTGAGTTGGTGCTGATAAAACCTTGAACATAAAGCCTTGAGTAAATAGTCCACCGCCACCTGCTGCTCTTTCACCCCCAACTGCAAACTTAGCTCTTTTTGCTGCCTCTTTAAGTAGCATGTATTGCTCGTCACCAAAGGTTTCTTTTAAAACAGGCTGACCATATCCATTTGGTGACATAACAGCGTCATAAAATTTTCCGTCATCAAACAATTTTTCAATAACATCATCTCCTGGCTTGACATAATCGCTTAACATTTTTCTCATTGCAGCAACTTGAAACTCTTTAAACTCAATTGATTCAGGCCCAAGTAATTCTTTTACTTTTATTATATCTTCTGAGTTACCAGCTTTAAATATTGCATTTACTATATTCTCAGAATCCATACTGCCATTTTTTATTTTATTAAATATTTCTAATTTACTTATTTCAGCTATTTTTGCCTGAGCAGTAAACTTGGCGTTTAAATCATCTATAAAGTGATCTACATTAGAAGTATTGTTTAATATTCCTTTAATCTCTGATATGTCTTCTATATTTATTAAATCATCTGCTTGTCTTAAAGATTTTAATAATTCAGATTTTTTAGTAGATCCAAATAAAACATCTCCTGTTGTTCCATATCCTTCAATAACATTTGCTATTTGTCTGTAATTTGTTACGTTTCCATTCTTTTGAGTTGTTTTAACTATATGTCTTATAAACTCTCTTTGTAAAATTCCTTGCACTTCATCTGCGTTTTGAAAGGTTAATTCGTTTACTTTTATATCTGCATTTTTTAGTATTTTTCTTTCTTGGTTAGTAAATCCTAATGACTCTCTTACAGGTGCTTTGGATCTATCAACTCTTCCTGTTGAAACTTCTTTTCCGTCTATTATTTTTTTATAACGTTGTTTTTGAAA